TGGTTTAGATTTAATAGAAGTGGTGGTGGTATGAACCATCCAGCAGCAAAAATTGTTGCAGGTAAAGAAAGAGAATGGATTGGTGGTGCTTCTAATCAAGATGGATATTTGGCATTTTATACTACACAAAATGAAAATGGTGGTACTGAAAATTTCCGTATTGCATCTAACGGTGATCTAACAGCTACTGATACTAGTATTGGATCTAATTCTGATCAAAGATTAAAGACTAATATTGCAGATTTTACCTATGATTTAGTTAAGTTTAAGCAATTTAAACCTAAAACATTTGATTGGAAAAACCCTGGCGAACATGGAAACAAAACAGGTCAGAGAGGATTCTTAGCACAAGATGTTGAATCTATTGATAACTATTTAGTTGGAGAATGTCTCATACATGATGCTGATCCAGATCGCTCATTAGTAGATTCAGATGGAAAATCTAAAACATCTAAATTAGGTAAGAATGATGCTATGTATATTTCAGTTATAAATCAATTGATAACAAAAATAGAAACATTAGAAACAAAAGTAGCTGCCCTTGAGGGTTCCTAAAAATACTTGACACGTAAGTATAAATCCTTTATAATAATCACATCTTCAATATTCTTGCATTTTTGGGATTGAAGGTACTTCTCTGTGGTGGGAGAAGTGTGTTGATGGTATAACGGGGAGGAGAAATCCTCTCTTTTTTACTTATATAAATTATTTTATAACTGCCTGTAATGATATGAATTTTGCGGTTTTTGCTAAAGATGGTTGCCCACATTGTGATAAAATAGAACAGGTATTGGAGTTGACAGGAAGTAAGTTTGTAGTTTATACTCTAGGACAACATTTTGATAAGGATGCCTTTCATGGTGAGTTTGGTGAAGGGTCAACTTTTCCCCAGGTCATATGTGATGGTAATAAATTAGGAGGAACAGTTGAAACCATTAAATTCCTCAAAGAGAAAAAAATCCTCTGATTTAAACCTAAATAAAACCGACGATCATTTTAATCGTGGTATAGAATTCGTACTTAGTGGAGGTAAGAAGAAACAGCCCAAGAGATTTCATATTCAGATTTTTGGAGGAAGAAAGATGGAAGTGGCGGAAATAGCTTTTGCTTCATTTGTTGGTGTAGTGTTTCTTTTAATTGGATTTATGGGGGGTTGGATTTTACGAGAATATATGCTAAACTATCGGGATACTCCAAAACTACATCCAGAATTCTATGATCAACATGGAAATATCGTTGCGGATGAAGTAATTGCTGTTAGTTTTCAAGAAGGACTTTTTGAAGACACTGAAGACGAGGATGAATAGAATCCTCTAAATATTGTACATTAATTATTGAATATTATGGCTACAACAAAAGAACTCTATATTGATGGCCCAAAGAAAACGCGGAAATCTGCTTCAAATCCTATTCCAGATTTACCAGTAAATGCATTTGCTTTTGAGGTACTTGAACTTGTATCGAAACAAAGATCAAAGGCAAAAAAGGTAGAAGCACTTAAAAAATTTGAACACAATTCTTTAAAGGCAATTTTTATTTGGAATTTTGATGAGACTGTAATATCAGTTCTTCCTACAGGGGATGTTCCTTATGCTGGTGTTGATGAGCAGAATATATCTAGTGGTACTGTAAGTGGAAAGGTCGATGATGCCGTAAATAAGATGGCAGAACTTGGAACGCATTCTTTGGGTGCCAATGATCAGGGACATTCTTCTATTCGTAAAGAATATGATAAGTTTTATAATTTTCTTAAGGGTGGTAATGATGGATTGAGTTCTCTTCGTAGAGAAACGATGTTTATTAATATTCTTCAAGGTCTTCATCCTCTTGAAGCAGAGATTCTTATTCTTGTAAAAGATAAGAAATTGGAAACTAAGTATAAATCTATTACCAAAGAGCTTGTCAGTGAGGCATATTCTGATATTAATTGGGGTAATCGCTCATGAGTACTGAAGTTCAGGAAGAGAAAAAAGAAGAGGTAGTTGAAGAGAAGAAGGAGAATAATTTTGATCCTTCTGTATATTCTTGTGAAATACTTCTAGAGAAAACTACAGAGCAGAAATCAAGGGATAAAAAATTTCCTACGGATGCTTTTAATGTTTCTTATATTGCTGATGGTGAGGAACGTTTAGATGTAACTCGTTCCAGTAAAATGTCAAATATTTTTGACATGTATTATGATAGATATGGCAATGTTAAAGATATTGCTTATGGACATGGATCAATTAATCCTATCCAATGGGGATATAAATCACCAGAAAAAAAGAAAAAAAGAAAATGAATTTTAATAGGAGAAAACAATGACTCAACATGAACAAATCGTAGAAGCTTTTGAAACCTACGTTGCAGAATCAGAATCCTTTGAGCAGAAGGGTGTTAAGGCAGCAGCTACTAGAGCACGTAAAGCACTTGGTGAATTGAGTAAACTTGCTAAGTCAAGACGTGCTGAAATTCAGGAGAAAAAGAATAATCAATGAATACTGAAGGTGAAACTGTTGGAGTAGGAACTACTTCCAACGAAAATATGAGGGTTGATCTTGATCCTGTTACCCTTAAAAAGGTGATGAAGGATTATAAGAGGATTAAGAAGTATATGAGATCACCTATCTACGAGATTAAAAAGATGGATGGAAACGAAAAAGTCATCACAAAGTTGATGAATGAGTTGGACAAGATTTAGGACGTACCAAAATCAACTTTTAATCTCATATATTGCCGGAAAAAAACTCCGGTATTTTTTTGATATGTAAGGTTTTGTAACAAATAATACATAACTACTTGTCTAAATATAGTAACTGTGTTATTATTAACACAATCGTTCACCTCATTAGAGGCGCAAGTAAGTCGCGGAACGCATTTCGTTCATCCCTTTACAGGGACGGAAACGACTAAAGGAACGGACCTAAAAATCCAATTACTTTAGGAGTAAAACAATGGCACTTAAGTACCGTGGTGTTGACTACAACACTAACCATAAGGATGGTTCAGTAACCACTAAAACTCTCACATATCGTGGGAATGTGTATTCTAACCTTAATCCTATAACTGGGTCTTGCCGTAAGGAAAAGATTCAGGAAACATACAGAGGTGTAAAGCATCAAGAGGTTAAAACCTTCTGTGCTTGATTATCTGACTTACAGATTCACTTTTAAGAGATCCTATTGACAGGATCTCTTTTTTTGTGTAAAATATATAAAAGAAAATTTTCTCATGGATAAGGACAAATTAAAACTTATTGTTCGTAATTTGGAATTATTGGTTGATTCTCTTAAAACAGAAGTTTATTCTGATGTTGAAGCATATCGAAATTCAGCTGCCTTTAAGGAACCAATAGGTGATTATGATGAAATGTATGACGATGATGATGGTTATCCCGATTAAACTATGACTGTAAAACTTGTTAGTGTCACACCTGATGCAGAACAGACTATGGGTTATATTGCCCGTGTCTCTAATCCTGCTAATCAGGATAATAAAAAATATGCAGGACTATTAAAGTATTGCATTAAGCATAATCATTGGAGTGTTTTTGAACAATCCTCTATGACTCTTGAGATAGAGACTACTCGTGCCATTGCTGCACAGATCCTGAGACATCGTTCATTCACCTTCCAGGAGTTTTCTCAGCGTTATGCTGCTAGTACTGCATTGGGTAGTATTTCACTACCAGAACTCCGTAGGCAGGATGATAAGAACCGTCAAAACTCTACAGATGATTTGGATTCTGATTTAGTGGAGACACTTAATAAACAAATGGATACTTTGTTTAGTTCTGCATTATCACTTTATAATCAGATGCTAGAAGATGGTGTTGCTAAGGAATGTGCTAGAATGGTATTGCCTTTATGTACTCCCACTAGAATCTATATGACTGGATCTTGTCGTTCTTGGATACATTATATTAATCTAAGATCTGCACATGGAACCCAGAAAGAACATATGGATATTGCTGAAGCGTGTAGGGAAGTGTTTGTCGAGCAATTTCCCGCAGTATCAGAAGCCCTTGAATGGGTTAAATAAATACTTTTGTATAACTTTGTATTGAAATGCCTACATATCCTGTCATTAATTTAAAAACTAAAGAAAAGAAAGAACTTTCCATGACCATGAAAGAGTATGGTGAATGGAAAGATGCTAATCCGGATTGGGACAAAGACTGGCAAGCAGGTGTTGCTAGTTCTCAAGAAGTATTTGCCTGGAAAGGTGAAGCAGCCTCTGGTGGATGGAATGAGATCTTAGATAGAGCCTCTAAACAGCCAGGTGCTAATGTTCGTAAAAACCGAGATTATAGTTTTTAAATGCCAAGAAAAAAGAAAGCAGAACAACCAATAGGTGTCGGACTCACGGCAAAGCAGATGAGAAGAAAGAAACCAATTAATAGTGATTTATTAATTGATATAGACCCACTTACAGAAAATCAAAAGAGATTATTTGAATCTTATAGTGGGGGTAAGCATTTAGTTGCTTATGGTGTTGCCGGAACTGGTAAAACCTTTATTACTCTTTATAATGCTTTAGGTGATGTTTTAGATACTAGTACTCCTTACGAAAAGATTTATCTAGTAAGATCTCTTGTATCTACTAGAGAGATTGGATTCCTTCCAGGGGATCATGAAGATAAATCGTCTCTTTTCCAGGTTCCTTATAAGAATATGGTAAAATTCATGTTTCAGATGCCATCTGATGCTGATTTTGAGATGCTTTATGGGAATTTAAAGGCACAAGAAACTATTAAGTTTTGGTCAACTTCTTTTATTCGTGGAACAACACTTGATAATGCTATTGTTATAGTTGATGAATTCCAAAACTTGAATTTTCACGAACTTGATAGTATAATAAC